GTCTGAATCATATAATGCAATTTTAAAAGTGTCACCACCTGATGAATCGAAATCGTGTTTACCTTGTAAAAGTTCTTGTTTGAAACTTGAACATATTGCTGATGATATTGCCATAATTTAATCTCCTATTAAGGTGACGGTGAAGGAATTGGTATTCTAACTGTACCATCAGTGTAGTCATCCCTTTTACGTCTACCTAATTGTTCAGAAGCAAACTTCTGTACTTCTTCTTTATACTTATTTTCATATAGTGTCAACATATCTAGAGGACCTTTTAAATACCCAAAAGCCTCCACTAAACAAGCATATAATAAACCATTTCCAAAGTATTGACTTACATAAGTTGTAGTGTTTGATCCAGATAATCCCGTTGGAATAGCTTCATAATGAATTTTAAATACATAAGTTGAATCAGGAGCTGGAGCTAAAAATAATCGTCCAGAAGTAGTGTCCGTCACACCTGTTGCTCCACCAAACATAGCGTAGTATTTTGGCTTTCCTGTAGATGTTTCAGCAGGAATATATTCTTGTAAATAAGTTTCATCTTTTTTCTCTAACCAAGCATTTGATCCTGTAGAAGCAGATGTAGAATCATAAACTTGTACACCTTTAACAAATAAAGTTTTTGCTGGTACGTTTATTGTTGTTTGACCTGTAACTAAATTACCTGTTGATTGTTTTTTATATGCATCAAGAGGTATATCTCTTAAAATTTTCATTTCAGCGTTTTCAATAAACTGATCAGTAATAGTAGATGTTAAGACATTAGTATCTACTTCAGTGTAGTTTTGAATTGCTGTTGTTAATGTTGCGTATGTAAATCCTGCCATAATTAAGCTCTATCATTTATTGGTCCAATTGTACACTGGAAACCACCTCCTGATTCACTAGTAGAAGCTGCGTTCGTTAGTGTAATATTTATACCATCAAATCTTGTAGTTGTCGATGGCTGACCTGAACTTGGAACTGATGTTTGATTTAAAGAAACTACTTTAAACGCTCCAAAAACTTTAGCACCATTCGAGTGACTAGTAGCTGTTGTTTTTGTTGGAGAGGTTCCTCTAAAAGGTGCGCTGGTTCCTCTAGTACAGCCGGTTAATTGATTTGTAGATTTTCCTGTATATTGAATAACTTCATTCACAAATAATCCAGATGTAGAATCTACTTTTTCAATCATAATAAAACCACTTGTTGAAAACTGTGAGGCATCAGCTAAATCAATAGAAGTTACTGAATCATTTATAGCTCCGTTTAATGTAGTGGAAAGTTGTAAAGTTGTTATGGCTAAACCACCTACTGGTTCTTTTACATTTTTAAATCTTACAAAATCATTTACAGAAAGATCACCATCGGGAAAATTAATTTTTAATGTTGTATTTGCAGCTGTTACAAATGGATTAGTAGGTAAAAAATCCGTTGTTGGAAATTCTGTTCTTGCAGGTCTAGCTTGTGGTAAACCTTGAGGATCAGCTCCTACAGGTTTTGGCTGTAGTTGAGGTTGTTTAGGTTCGTATTCTGAAATATGAACTCTTGCGCCATTCCATTCAACAACCATTTCTTTGTAAGGAAAAGCCATCCCTGATCTATCTGATATGAACTGGGCATATTTACCTTTTGAAAAGTTTGTCATTATGTACCCGGATAATAAGTTTTAGGTGTTATAAATGAACTAGAAGAAGAACCATCTTCTTGTAAAGCTCTTTGTAATTCATCTTCATAGATTAACTTCATGTTTTGAGTTAATTCAGGTTTAAATTTTTGTGATAAATAATAAGCTAATCCTGATGCCATACAAGGTACAAATCTGTAAGGTACATCAGTAGCATTTGTGTAGTCTCCTACATCTTGAATTCTTTTTACATAGTAGTAATTAACTTTATGTCCAGCTTGAGAACTTCCTGGAGTTAAATATAAAGTGACTGTAACTTTATCAATAAATCTTTGAACAAAATATTGTGTTGGAGTTCCTTCAGAAGTCTTATTTGAGAGACCTTGATATGTAGATCTGTTAATTTTTGTTAAAGGTGAATCAACATTTGAAGCATTTCTATATACAGCTTCTAATACATCATCAACACCGTATACAGCAGTAGCATCAGAAGTACCGTCACCTGTTGATCTAAACATTGTATAAACAGCTTGACCATCAACTAAGGTAAATGAATTATTAGCTACTTCCCAATAATGAAGTCCTCTATTGCCCCACTCTTGAAACATGATATTAAGCGAACGTCTTGCCATACGTAACTGATTACCAGATACGCCTTGCATTCCTATTCGTTCGTAAGCTTCTTCTATTATCTCATCAATAGCAAAAGTCTTGTCGAACGTCGCTGTTCCTGAAGTAGTGTTTGCCATTTAAACTCCTTAGCCAGTGTATCCGATAGTAACTGAAGTAGTATTTGTTAAATCTAAATATATTCCAGTTCTACATCTGATACCGCTTCCTGGAACATAAATGTCTAGTCCTTCAGTTCCGCAATTACCTTCGAATACTAAAGCACCTGTTGCATCTGTTCCATCATATAGTTTGATATTACTGTTAGCTACGCCTTCAACTTGAATATAAGTTATTCTAGCTGGTCCAATAAATGAACCTGAAGCGTTTGTTGCTCTACCAAATCTACCGTCAGAAGTTCTTGTAGAAAACTGTTGGTCTGATGATGCCATATTTTATCTCCTAATTAATTTTAAATGTGGGGCCGAAGCCCCACACTAATTACTTATTATGCTTCTTTAGCAAATACACCTTGTACGTCAACAACTGTCCAATGCGCTGTTGAATTCAAAGATGCACATACTACAAAGTCACCAACTTTTGATGTTGCTTTTGTATTAATAAGATCTTTGTTGTCTGTTAAAGATCCAGCATACAAAATACCATCATTAGCATTTGGACTAATAGTTAATGTATTAGTTCCATCAGTTCCTGTATTTACAAAAGTAAATACTCTTCCGATAGAAATTGCAGGTAAAGTAAATACAACACCATCAGTTGATGATGTGAAAGTTTTACCAGAATCGCCATTTACTACTGTGTAGTTAGATGATTTGTTTTCTAGATTGAATCCAGTTAAACCTGCTTCGTTGAATTTACCTTGCAGAACTGGTCCTCTAAATAGTGTTTGTGCCATGTTTATATCCTCCTAGTTTTCCGAACATAGTCTCTAGGCCGTCGACTATACGCGTCTATGTTCTAATTAAATGTATAGTGTGTATTTTATAGCTTAGTTTTGTGAGAAGTGCAAGAGAGCCTTAATAGAAAGTGCGATTTCAGCGATGTAGCGTTTTTTGTGTTACGTAGCTACAGAAACGTCAGGTGCAGCGTCTTCTATCTTATTAGTCTGTTGAGCAACTTGTGCTTCAGCTAATTTGATGTGACTGATGACTTGTCTAATTTTGTCATCAATTCTCACCATATCAAGAGTATATCTTTTCTCCTGATTATAGTGCTGCGACCATTCAAGTTCTAGTCCTCTTTTCTTCGTGTAGAGTTCCTGAACGTGTGTCATTTATAACCTCCTCATAGGTTAACCACAATTTGGATTTACTAGTAAATCCGTCTTTTTCCCAGACTATATCATTTTGTCCTAGTTTGTCAACTAGTGCATTTTCAAAGGCTTTATCATTATCCTCACATATAAGGTTGAAGATAGCATGATAGCCATATGCTCTGATTTGTACTCGGAAATTTTTCATGGGTTCTTTCTTTCTATCATAAAAAAAGGGGACCCGAAAGCCCCCTTTTTAATTTGTTTTAGTACGAATTAAGCACCTTCAACGCCGAAGATACCTCTGAAGTCAGATACTCCAAATGAGTATCTTTCTCTAGCTTTGTATCTTACGTTTCCAGTATCGAAGTCACCTTCCATAGCTGTTTTGATAGGTGATCTATCAAAGTACTTCATTCCATTAGGTATATCTGTAATGATGTAGAACGCATCTGTATCTGTGATGTAATTGTTCACTCTGTAACCTTGAGGAACCATTCCCATAGAAACGATTGCATTGATATCATTATCAGCTGTTCCTGTTCTACCTTGAGATTTCATCAATCTCTCAGCAGTGAATTGAAGTTCGCTAGGTACAATCATTTTCACGCCTCTTGCAGCAATTTTAAGACCTCTTTCGTCTGTCATTGCAGCAATATCGATTAAAGATTGCTCTAGTGAAGTTTCGTTTAAGTCAGCTTGAGTAGCCAATGTGTTCGCAACATTACCCGCTATTGTTGGGTGAGCTGTATTGAACAATGAAACACCGTCACCAGAAGTGAATGTAGCAGTTGAAGGTAAACCATTGATTAATGGGTTAACAGCTTTAACTTGCTTAGTGTTTGACATTGATCTAGCTAATGCTTTTGTATATCTAGACGCAAGTCTATCATACAAATTGTCTTCGATCGCCTCTTCAGTTATTGCGAAAGCAAGAGCCACAGTTTCGTGTGTGTATCTCGCAGTGTAAGTCTCTTGAGCATTGTCAAAAGCTATTCCACTTCCTTCCGGTTTAACTTGAGCTTGAGCGAAGCCAGATAACATAACTTCTTCTTCAAACGCTCTGTCTGATGATTCTGAAGTGTATATTTCAGCATGCTGATTTTCGTATCTTTTATATTCCAGGCCGAATAGTGCATTCAATCCTGGCTCTAGTTCTTTAACTAGTTGTCCTCTTGATATAGCCATAATTATTCTCCTATTCTCCTATTATACGCCATTTACGTTCATATCTAACTCATGCTCGTTGATTCTAACGATCCAATTTACGTTAGCTGCGCCAACGGTATTGTTTGATGGATCTCTAGATACGCCGAGAATTTGTAAAGTTGCAGAAGAGCCAGCAGCTAATGTGCTGTCGTCTAATTCAACTTGTGATACGAAGTCCGGAGAACTACCTGCTGCATACACGATATCTGCAACGTTGAAGATATCAGTTGTAGCGGAAGCCCCCGCATTATTAGATTGTATCTCAAACCTTTCATAAGGGTCATCAGAAATGAAACCAACAATGTCTGTTGCAGTGTTAGAAGCATTTAGGTGATTCGCATATGTAGGCTTGCTTGTGTTAGCATCAGTAAAGAAGATACCAGTGAGTGCTCCTGTTATAGCTCCGCCTGCGCCTGCTACTACTATTGTACCTGTGTTTGCCATTTTCACAGCATCACCTTGGTAAATAGCTGTTGCATTAGCTGCAATGCTATATTCGGATAAACCTTGGTTGTCTCTATTCTGGCCAACTTTGCCGATCGGTCTTAAACCGAAAGGTGCGTCTTGGTTAGTTGCCATATTGTTTCTCCTTTTGCAAAACCACTCAACGTAGTTTTGCGGTTAATGTTAATTCGTTGGGTAGGAATCGTTAAAAAATTAACTTTTCTTTGAACCACCGAAAGTTACACGAGTCTGTCTATCAACATTGATAGGCATACTTGGATGCTCTTCCTTCATAAGATCGTTATCTGATGCTTTGACCTTTTCTTGATGCTGATTAGCATAATACTCTTGTCTTTGTTGCGCGATCTCATCAGGTACTCTAGCGAGCACTAGGCCGCCTACTCCGATTACTCCCTTGTATTTGCCATCGTCCACAGTTGGAAAATCTGAGTCAGGGTATTCATCCGATCTAACTAATTCATAACCAGATCTTAATCTGCCTTGAATATTTTTAGAATCATTGAATCCTAATGACTCGGCTCTTAACCATCTGTGCCTAAATCCTGTCGGCGCAGGGGGTGCATCTAAAGATGACGGTGGAGTCCAAACTTTTTTTCGAGATTCTTTATCTCTAGTCTGACTCGCACGGGAAGTTTTCTTTTCTGTTATTTTATTCATATGCTTATACCTCCTTCGTGATTTTTAATTGTTTCGCATACTCTTCAAGTGGCACACCTAATTTTTTAGCGATTGATACCTGTGATGATGTGAGTCTCACAGTTCTGCGACCTGATTTTGTACTTCGCTTCGCTGAAGCTACTGTTTGTACTGGCTTGGTCGTTGTATTTTCAGCCGTATCGCTATTATTACCAAATTTATGAGGAAATGCAACTCTTATTCTTTTGTCTATTTCCTTATAATATTCATCACTTGATGTGTCATAACCTTCTTCTTCAGTAAGCTTCTTATGCAAATCCATAGCGGTGTATGTCATCGCATTATCACTTCCAAACCAAGAGTTTTTCTCAGCCCATGATTCTGCTCTAGGATCAGGAGTATCTTGTTTAGGAGCAATTGCTTCCCTTAAATTAGGTTGTTTTACTTCTTGTTGTTTAGCTGCTGTTTCTTGAGCTTCCTTGGCCTCAAGATACTTAGCTTTTCTATATCCTAATTCAGATATAGATGTTTGAGCATCAATCTCAGCTTGAAGATCACTTGCTTCCCTTGCTGCTGCAAGTTTAGCTTTAGCGGCTTCTAAACCAGAATTAATACTTTGTTCTGTCGCTGATAAAAAACCAGGTTCTAATTTACTTAGTTTGTTTTTTATCGTTTTTTGTTCTGCAACAACTAACTCAGCGTATTTTAAAGCTTCATCTTTTTGTCTTTCAGCTTCTCTCCACTTTTTAGTTAGTTTTGCAATTCTTTTTTGTACTCCTGTAGAGTACTCTTCTAATTCTTTCTTTTCTTGAGGCTCCTCTTTTGTTTCTACTTGAGGTGCTTCTTCTTTCTGTTCTTCAACAACCGTTTCTTCTTTAGTTTCTACTTCAGGTTCAGTTGTGGGTTGTTCTACAACTTCTTCCTTTTTTTCTTCAGCGATATCAATATCAGCGCCTGGGCCTGATGTATCTATATCAACTGTTTTGTTTTCTTCTACGTCTGGCATAGTTTCCTCCTATGATTAATATTGATGAAGTATGTCTTGTGGATTTTCGATGGTTGCTAACACTTCATCATCATTTAGCAATCTTACTTCTCCTCCATCGATTTGTATTCGGCTACCTGCATATCTTGCAAAGATAACCCAATCTCCTTTTTTACACCAAGGTCCTTCTGGAAATTTTTCTTTATCATAACAATGTGGTCCCATTGCTAAAACTAAACCACAAGTAGATCCTACTTGTTGTCTTTCCAAAGTATCTTGGCCTAAATACAAACCACCTTTAGTTTTTTCTGGCATTTTAAAAGGAAGAATTAACATTCTCCAACCAGTTGGGTTTGGTAATTTATTTGATTCTTTTGTTTTTAAACGTTCGTACCCTTCAACTTCTTTTTGTTGATTATCTTTGTACTTCTCTTCTAAAGCATTTTTATGCTTCGGTATCGTGTTTCCCGAACTTGATAATATTTCTGTCTTGCTCATTTTTTTGCTCCTTAGGTTCTAGCAGGTTAGAGATTTCCTGACTTGTTTTATAGTAGGCATGTGCCTGTCCCATCATGTACTTGTATTTTTCCATATTGTCAACCGTACCAGCAATCATTGAATCACCGATTTGTTGATATTCTTCTTTTAAATACTTTTGTATTTTATTTACGATTATTAGATCATCCATTTTTCTACCTCTTTCAATTTTTCTCTAGCAGTTGATATCTTATCAAATAGTTTATCCATCTCATCAATATGTTGTGGATGTTCTCCAATACCTACTGAATTAGATAAATAAATTTCTAATGTTGCTTCTGATTCTGCTATTTGTGCTTCGTATCTTTTTTTAAGTGCTTTTAACATTTCCAACGTCTCCGTGCCTGACGGATACGTGAATTTGGATCGTTTCGAGTTTTTGCAGATGACCTTTTTAATTGTCCTAGTGATCTAGCGCAGTATGATTTTCTGCGATTTGCAGCTTTCGATCCAGGCTTCACTTTTCCTGTCACAGCTGTTTTTAGTTTTGAACCGGGATTTGCTCTTCTATAGGCAGCGACACCCGCTTTTGTCATGCCTGCTCCAGACTTTGTAGGTCTGTAGTTCTTTTTAGTTTTAGGAATAGGATTACCTTTTGAAAAATATTGTCTCATTAATCTAACATTCCTTTGTAATATTTTGCATAAGATGGATTATTTAATTTAACACCACCATATGTAGAATTAATTGCTGGACCAATATAACCACCAGCACTTGCTGTTTTTCTTTTAGCAAATGTTTTTACGTTAGTTGGTTTTGGACCTGTATTACTTGCTGCTCTTTTTCTGCTGACAGCAGATGCCTTTTGTGAGCTTGTCATCCGTGTGGCTTTGGCAAGTGGTACGCATTTCGGATATTTTCTTTTGCTGCCCTTTGATCTTCCGCACGGTTGATATTTCCCGTTCTTCTTCGGAGCTCCTATATCTACCCATTTCTCTTGTACCCATTTTCTTAGCGACATCTTCTTTTTCTAGCCAATCCTGCAACTTGAAGTCCGCCATTAGCTGCTTTCTTACGACTACCTTTTTTACCGCCTGGTGTTATTTTACCAGAACAAACTCCTGATGCGTACATGTTTGCGTACGCGGAAGGATAAACGTCAAATTTTCTCTTCGCTGCTGCTTTTCCTTTTGCACAAAGTTTAGCCATTAGCTACCACCTTTTTACATGCTGGACAGCTTTTCATAAATCTTAAATGCATAGCGCATTTAACTTCTATAAATTTTTTTTGTTTAATAAATAAACTTTTTATCCAGTTCCACATTATACTTTTTCCGCTAATTTAGAATCAATCTTTTTTTGTACTGCTTCTGGCAACTTAGAAAAATTTTTTTCTTGAGTACCTGTAGCATA